GAAACGGTATCCGATACCAACAATAAATGCATCCGTTCGCCAGTCGCCACTACCGGAACCTTCATAAGCGACATCAATGGCCACGGATTCGGTCGGGTTAAACTGCACGCCAGCTCCCCACGCCAGAGACGTGTTGCTGTGGCGACAGTCATCACTTCCGGTCAGCACATCGTGCTTTTTCCCCTTGTTGTCAGTTACGCGGAGATAATCCCCGGAGAAAGTCGACACACGGCTGTAAGCCACACCCGCCATCGCATACGCGCTGAACCATTCATTCAGCTGCGCTCACCTCCACCGTCAGGTGCTGCACTGCCGGTGGGATGACGCTGTTCAGGGAACCTGACTGCGGCTCAAAGCGGGCACCGTTATCCACGATGGCTTCTTTTTCCGGTACGTGCTGCACCGCCGTGATGGCAAAGGTGCCGTCCGTGTTTTCCCGGATGGAGACACAGCGGAACAGGCGACGGCGCAGTGACGGCAGGGAGAGTCCCCACACCCCGTATGTCTCCACACCATCAGGCAGGGTACTGACCTGTATCCGGTCCGGCGCGGGGTGTGCGGTGATGTCCACACTCACCGGCTTACCGCTGCCGTTAATCAGGTTCACCGCCGATGTACCTGTCTCCGGCAGGGTAACCTCACGGTCCAGCGTCAGGGTGCGGGTGGCAGCATCAATGGACAGGACACGTCCGCCGGTCAGGGTCCCGGCATAGTCATTATCACAGATTTCAATAATGTCACCGGGTGTGTGCCGCAGCCCCTGAGACCCGAGCGTGAAATCCACCGTCTGCGTTTCCAGCAGTTCGGTCTTTATCACCCACAGTCCGGCACGGTGGGCCTGACCGCGGCTGGTACAGCCGAACGCGTCCATCTTCAGCAGGTTGCGTCCGTAGCGCAGTATGGCTTCCGGGTCTTCCACCAGTTCCGTGGAGGTCTGCCAGCCGTTCTGCGGGTCGGTGTAATTCACCTCCACCGCCGTGTGCCGGTCCTTCAGGGCACTGAAGCTGTAGCGGAATCCCACGCCGTTATCATCCACCACCACATCGCTGTTGGTGTACGGCCACACCACATCCGACGGGCGGTCCTGAACGAACGTCAGCGTCTGACCGTTCCATACCGGCATACAGCGCATCGCAGAGCAGAAATCACTGAGAACGTCCCACGCCTTACGCTGTTGTGCCAGGTACGCATTAAAGGTCATCCGCGGCTCGGTCCCCCCGAAACCATCCGGGACCGTCTGGTCGCAGTACTGCCCGATGGCATACAGCGCCCACTTGTCCACATCCGCCGCCCCCAGACGTTTTCCCATGCCGTAGCGCGGGTGAGTCAGCATGTCCCACAGACACCAGGCCGGGTTGTTGCTGTATGCCGGTTTCAGACTGCCGTCCCAGATACCACTATACGTGCGTTTTTCCGGGTCATAGTTTGACGGCACCTGGATGATGCGACCGCGGATATGGTAGTTCACCGTCATCTGCTGGCCGCCGAACTGCTCCGCATCCACCTGCAGCCCCACAATGGCCGTGTTCGGGTAGCACTGTTTCACATCGATGATTTCGGTGTATGACGACCACAGCGTCTTATTCTGCAGCTGGTCCGTGGTGCTGTCCGCCGTCTCCCTGACCATCCGGATGTTAAAGGGCCGGGGAGGCAGATTATCCAGAATCACCGAGGCCAGGAACTGTGAGGTGGTCTTGCCGTTAATGGTGACGTCCTTTTCTGTCACCCAGTTACCGTTACGCTGTAACTGAATCAGCAGGCGGACGGATGCCGGGTTACGGTCACCCTTTGAGGTGGTCTCCACCAGTGACTGCACCCCGAAGGTAACCCGCAGGCGGTCAATGTTCGCGGACGTAATGGTGCGCGTCACCGGTTTTGCCTTCGTCACTTCCACGCCCAGTCCGGTTTCAGCTCCGGAGGACTCAAAGCCTTCCGGTGGTGTCTGCTCCTGCTCCCCGGCGCGCCAGACCGCCGTCACACCGTGTATCACGGGATTGCCGTCCGTGTCCGTCAGTGGGGTTTTGTTCACCAGAATACTCTGCAGTCCCTTCACCGGACCTTCTATCGGTCCCTCACCAATCGCATCAATCACGCTCATCATCTGCGTGGATTTGAGATTATCCTTCGCCTCACGAGGCGTGTGTGCCTTACCGCCACCTTTTCCCATACAGCCTTCCCCTGAATAAATTAACCGCCACTTGCCATTCCGTACAGAAGTCGGATATCCTTCGCCCGAAAAGCATGAAACACATTTCTGCCATGCTAAAGAGAAACCCCGGTATCAGCAGATACCGGGGTTTTCTTTCATGCCCACCGATAATCCTGTTGGTTAAAACCGGTAATGGCATAAAAATTCTGAATATCTTCACATTTTCACACACTGACTGTGGCGCTTATAATTTCGCTGCGTTAGTGTTTTTTTGCCCGAGTAACAAAAACAACTCCTTAACATTGATCTTCATTTGTCTGTCCCCGCAGCTCCGCGATCACTGCGGGATTTTTTTATGTTTTATCCCTGTCGCCCGATAACCACGACCGTTCCGCCCCCACCTTCATCACGGGTGCTGATGTCCTGGGATATACGGCGGGAGCCAACCAGCATTTCCCCGTAAGGCACCGGCATCGGGTTCCCCTGGGCAATCATGTTATCCAGCGAGGAAAAGTACGTGTTCTGTCTGCCGTTATCCGTTGCGCGGTAATCCGGTGTTTTTGCCTTCGGGGCCAGCATCTGGGCCACACCGCCCAGAATCATGCTGGCTCCAAGTGAAAACAGCATCGTGGTGGCAGAAAAACCACCGGCTGCCAGGGCTGAACCCCATAACGCCATTGATGCCCCGGCAGTGAAGAAAGAGCCCACGATGGCTGCCGCCCCCAGCACAATCTGCAGTCCACCCTTTCCGGCCCCGGCCAGTCGCGGCACAATATGGATGACCGTTCCCTCACCCAGCTGTTCGTGAAGACGGGCGTACACCGCCTCCGGTGCCGTGTCATAACCGGCAATACGTATCTGGTACCAGCCTTCGTTCATCTGACGGCGAAAGCCCGGCACCTGTAACGACAGCGCCCGGATGGCTTCCGCTGCCGTGTTCACATACAGGCTGAGGCGGCGGCCAAATCGTTGTAAATCCCCGTGAAGGCAGATGCGTGCCAGTGGCGGTGACGCCAGACAGAATGCGTTCGTCGTTGCCATTTTTCGGAATACCTCTCCCGTTTACTCAGTTGTTCAGGCAGATGGTGAAGCAGCTCACCGTTGCCGCAGTAAATGGCGGCATGGTTCGGTATGGGTCTGTACCTGGCAGAGGTCATCCAGATCATCGTCACGTCGTACCATATCCCGGGCAGGGTTGAAGGCGTTGGCCGCCACCTCCACAGTCGGGGCCAGAATCGTGTAACCCGCCGCCTGCCGCCAGTTCAGTAACAGTGCAGTCATCATGATCCCCGCGGCCAGCGTGGACTTCGAGTTTTTCTTGGGGATAAGGATAAAAACTTCCTTGATATGGCGTACACCGGTCTGCGCATCGTAGGAGCCAAACAGGGCCGCCACCAGGTCAAACACCCACGGTGCACAGGACTCCCCGAACGTAGGGCTACCAGGTGCATCCACAATCCGCAGTTGTTTAAAAATCGCCAGGGCATGTGCGGCCTCGTCCGGATAAATCGGAGCCGGAATAATCGACAGCCCCTTTTTCAGGCGCTCTGCCCAGTCCGGGCAGGCTGTGCTCCATACAGGTATCATCCGTTGCCCTCATTATCGTTATTCACCACCAGTCGGGGTGGCGGTGGCACCGCAAAACGGTTAGCCGCTTTTTTCGCGGCATCACCTTTTGCCGATTTTTTCCCGGTATCCCCTTTTTTATGGTGCGTGAACTGCGCCAGACGCCAGGCCGCATCCAGTGCCAGTTTCGGATCAATGCAGAGGTTTTCCACCAGGATCCGCCCCATGGCTTTCACCGGATCGGGAAGACCATCCTCCATATATTCAATACCAGGAGACATCACCGCGGACGGTGGCATCTCCGGATTGTTTTCGTCCGGCTGTGGTATTGCAGCCGCCTCACGGCGACGGGGTTTATCCTCCTGCTCTGATTTTTTCTGCCGGTAAACAGGAACCTCATCCACCTCCACCGTCTCGCACTGTTTACGGGCTATAAACGCGAGCACCTCCGGATCTTTTGCCAGCTGCGAGCCTTTAACCCTGGCTGTCTTCGCCGAATAACCGGCGGCAATGGCTGACGCTGTTTTGTTTTTCCCGGACATGAGCGCCAGCGCAAATTTTCGTTTTTGCGTTGTCAGCACAGCCTCCTCCCGGGTCCAGAACGCACTCAGCCGGGTATGGTTCAGCCCATTTTTCCCGGCGTCTCATGCCGCAAATGTTAACTGCTGCCTGGTTAACATTTGCTGAAAAAGCCTGTTAACATTTTTTCCGCACAACAAACTGAATAATAAAGATAAAAACCGCAAAAATGCCCGGGCAGCCAGTTAACATGTTAACTGCCCTGAAACGGGAATTTTTTCTCTGCGTGAGAGGGGGCGCGGTGTCCAAAGCGATCGTTTTTTACGCCGGATGATACCCCCCCGGGTTGGGTTACAGTCCGATGATGTCGTCCTCTCTGCCACTACCTCCGGACACCTCCGGCAGCGTCGGGTCCGGCATACCACTCGCCGCTTCACGAGCAGACTTTTGTCGATGGCATTCGGCACAGAGCGTCCAAAGATTCGTCTCCTCATTACCACCACCGAACTGAAGTGCAATTCGGTGATCGAGTTCACTGTCACAGAGGTCAACCACACGACCACAGATACAGCACTGCCCGGCGTCCCTCAGCCAGATATGACGCTTGAGGGAAACACGTGCACTGCCACTGACACGACGCTGCTCCCCCTTCAGAATATTCACCCGTCGGGTATTCAGTGTTTTGATTCTGCTCTGGAGTGTACGAAGCTCAGCCATGTAAAATCCCCGTCATATGGCAATCAGTAAAGGAAATAAATATGTCATCGAAAAACCGGACCCGCAGAACCACAACCCGCAATATCCGTTTCCCCAATCACATAATTGAACAGATCAACATCGCCCTTGAGCATAAAGGGTCCGGTAACTTTTCAGCGTGGGTTATTGAAGCCTGCAGGAGAAGGCTGGCAACAGATGCAACGCATCTGCGCCCGGCCAGCATGACAAATAACGAGAAATGAACGTTCGGTTTCTTCCACCATCGCACCGGACAGGCGACTATGAGGGGACAACGCCGCGCTCCGTTAACGCGGTAAACCCCGGTGTGTATCGTTTTTGATTATCCCCGCACACTCGCGCAGAGGAGTCTCCCTGTCGGGCTGCGGTCTCTGTTAATGCAGGAATACGGCGACAATACCGCGCATGGATAATAAGGTCGCTCAACACACTGGTTGTAATGCAGCGGATACCATGCGGCATTTAGCGGCATTCATCGTACACTCCACGGTTAGCTCTTCATTCGTGGCATTCACCTGAAAGGTCCGGGAGTGTAATTGCGTACATTTACCACTGAACGAACCTTCAACAAGAACACGACCACGCTGCAAAATACGGAACGGAATTGTTCCCTGAAAAGGTTCTACGGTTACCCGTAATTTCTTCATGTATCCTCCGGATAATAAAAAGCCAGCTTAGTGCACTGAGTGCGGATATATTCCTGCGCCCCTTCCAGCTGCTTCTGCATTGTCATCAACCGTTCTCTGAGGATGAAATAATCCCGTTCAGCGGTGTCTGCCAGTCGGGGGCCGGTTGCATTATCCACGCTGGAGGTGCCGGTGGCTTCACGCACGGTACCGGGGCAGGTGGCGTTGACCCGCAGGCGCTTACGACCAGCGGCAACATCAGCGCGCAGAGTTTCATTTTCAGCTCTCGCATCGGCTAATTCCTTCGTGTATCTGGCATCAAGCGCAGCGACATCTCGCTGGCGCTGCTGCATGTCAGTAATAGTGGCATTCGCCAGTTTCAGCTCACTGACTTTTTTATCGCGCTGCGCTTTGTAGGTGATGGCGTTATCGCGGTAATGATTCAGCCCCAGACTAAGCACACCACAGGCTACCAGCATGACAATAATCACCACACACAGAACACGGTTCATATCACCACCAACGGATTGCCCAGACCAGAACAGCAATGGCCACAATACGAATGGCAAATGCCATTGCCCGAATAAGTTCAGCACTCATCTTTTTAAAGTTCACGATTTCAGCGCAATGACCAGTTTTGCCAGCCCATACAGCATCGGAGACACAGCAATACCAACAGCCACCCACTTAATAGCAAAAGCCAGCGCTCTGCTGATGTCATCAGTCACTGTCACCCCAGCAGCCCCGACGAAGACAACATCACCCAGGCGAGGGACAGAAAAAGAGCAACCAGCATTAGTGAAAATGAAATACCGACAATCACACACAGGACCTTTGCCGGCGTTATGAGTTTGTCTGACATAGCTACCCCTTAATTGCCACAATTAACTGGGATACTACCCATAAAAAAGGGATGCTCCAGACCAGCAAAAATTTCCAGTTTGGTAATTGACTAATCATGAGTCGCAACTCCCTAATCAGTTTGCTAAAATCAATCAAGGCAGCCTCCCATAGCTTACTGCCATAAAAACAAAACCCCGCTTGCTGCCAACAAACGGGGTTTTTACTTTTATTCACTTA